CTCGGATATTTGGTTTATCGAGAGTTCTCGATGATCCATGCTCGTGCTGGTCGAGGCACAGGAATCAGGCTTTACTAAGCTGATGCCATCGGGTGGGCTTTAGCTGTGTATTCAGGTTTTTCCGGGCGGCAACGTATTGGCAACGTGACGACGGTGGAAAGCCCCAACACGGCTTACGTCAACATGGAGCCGCACTGGCTGTTGATTGAAGCACTTTTGCAGGGCACTTACGGAATTAGAAAAGGGCACAGAAAATATCTTCCGCAAGAACCAAGAGAACTAGACGAGGCTTATGACAACAGGCTGATGCGTTCAACGCTTGCGCCTTATTACGTCAGGTTGGAGCGCATGTTGGCGGGCATGTTGACCCGTAAGCCTGTGCGGCTTGAAGACGTTAGTGATGTTGTCACTGAGCAGCTTTTTGATGTTGACCTGCAAGGCAATGATCTAAACGTCTGGACCTACGAAACCGCCCGCAAGTGCATCCGCTATGGCCACGTCGGCGTTCTGGTTGATGCGCCAAAAGCAGGCGACAACGGCAGGCCTTACTGGGTGTCGGTGACGCCGCGCGACATCCTGGGATGGCGCTCTGAAGTGAAGGACGGCAAGCAACAGCTAACGCAGCTGCGGCTGATGGAAACCATTACCGTGCCGAATGGCCTCTACGGCGAGAAGCAGGTGCAGCAGGTACGTGTGTTAACGCCTGGCGCTTTTGAGATCCACCAAAAGGACGACAAGGGCGACTTCCGCTTGATCGACGAGGGCAGCACCAGCCTTAGCGAGATCCCGTTTGCTGTTGCTTATTCCAACCGCGTCGGTGTCCTTGAGTCGCGGCCACCACTGGCAGACATCGCCGAGCTGAACCTGAAGGCGTATCAGGTGCAGAGCGATCTCGACAATCAGCTGCACATCAGCGCCGTGCCGATGCTGGCCATTTACGGGTTCCCGCAGTCAGCAGAAGAGATCAGCGCAGGCCCTGGGGAAGCGATGGCGCTTCCTGAAGGTGCATCGGCTCAATACATCGAGCCATCCGGCAATAGCTACAGCGCACAGTTCCAACGCCTTGATCAGATCGCCAGTCAGATCAACGAGCTAGGCCTGGCCGCTGTGCTGGGTCAAAAGCTCAGCGCAGAGACAGCAGAAGCCAAGCGCATCGATCGCAGCCAGGGCGACAGCACCATGATGGTCATCGCTCAGCAGATGCAGGATCTGGTTGATAACTGCCTGAAGTTTCACGCGCAGTACATGGAGCAGGCGCAAGCGGGCAGCAGCTTCATCAACCGCGACTTCCTGGGCCAGCGACTTGAACCGCAGGAGATCCAGTCACTGCTACAGCTCTACACCGCAGGCACGATCACACAGGAAACACTGCTCAACCGGCTGTCAGCTGGCGAGGTGCTGGGCGATGAGTTCGACGTAGAAGAGGAGATCGAGGCCACACAGACCGGCGGCCTGATCGAGATGGAGCAGCCTGAGCCCGAGCCTGCGTCTGAAACAGAGGCCACAATGCCAGAAGCAGAGCCGGAGGCTGAAGATGAGTTGGCTGGATAATCTGCGCAAGCGCAAGCCGGAGGAGCCGATCAACCGGCTGCTGTTCTTCTCAAAGCAAGAGCTGACAGAACAGGCCTACGCGGTGATTCGGGTTACTTGGTATTTGCACGGCAAGATCTCCGGCGTGTCGGAAACATCAATCGGCTTATATGACCAAGATGTCATTGCCGAGTTTTCTGATCTCGTCGGCAACGCGCTGCGTGCTGGCTGTGACGTTTCAGTGGCTTGTATTGATGACCCGCAGTACCTCGGCATCTACGACTAATGAGTGAGCCTGAGGCGTTTTACCGACAGGCGATCGACCTGAACCGATACAGCAATCACGTCGCGCTCAACATCATGCGGGCGTACAACGACATCGTGATTGATGCGTTGCGCCAGCTGGATGACGTAGGCACGCTGAACCCAAGAGAGGCGGCACGGCTAAACGCATTGCTGGCCCAGGTGCGCGAAAGCCTTGCGACATGGGCTGGCGATAGTTCGGTTTATGCAGTGCAGGAGTTCAACGGCTTGGCCCGGCTGCAGGCTGACTTCGTCGCAGGGCAGATCAAAGATGTTGTAAAGCCAAGTTTGGCCAGCACTGTTCGCAGCGTTGAAATCACCCCAGATTTTGCGCGGTCTGTTGTGCTGGCTGATCCAACCGACATTAGTGCGGCTGTATTGCAACCAAGTCTTGAGCAGCAGATCCGAGGGCAAGTTCCTGGCCTTGTCACGTTGGACGCGGGCAAGGGCGCCGCCCTTGTCCTGCCCAATGGCAAAACCCTTGGCACTGGGTTCAGGCAGCTGGCCGAATCCTCTGCGGCCAAGTTTCGCGTCACGGTCCAAAACGGGATGCTGACAGGCGAAAACATGCGCGACATGGTCAAAAGGTTGCGCGGAGAGCTGCGGTTGGCTGACAAGGCAGGAATCAGTCAAACGATTGCCAAGGGTGGCCAACTGACGACACTTGCTGATTCACAGATCCGGGCTCTAATCCGCACCTCCGTCACACAGATGACGAACACGGTCAATCAGCAGATGTACATTGCCAATCAAGATCTGATCGATTCGTACCGTTATCGAGCGGTTTTGGATTTGCAGACCACACCGATCTGCCAATCCCTTGATGGCAAGGTGTTTAAGTTCGGCAAGGGGCCGCAACCACCGCAGCACTTTGGTTGTCGTTCAACCATCGTGTTTATCACCAAGACTGAAGCCGAGGGTGATTTCAGGGAACGAACGCAACGTGCGGCGCTTGGTGGGCTTGTCCCGTCTGACATGACATATCCGCAATGGATTGCAAAGCAATCAGCCGCAGATCAAGCCAAAGCATTAGGCGGTAAGAGGAAGGCGAAACTGTTCCGCAATCTCCTTAAAAAAGAATCACCGCAGAAAGCCCTCGCAAAGTTCGTCAGCAGCGATGGGTCAGAGGTAACTTTGAAAGACTTGCTGGCGAAGTACGGTGCCCCTGAAACGCGGTAGCAGCAAGCAAGTCATATCCGAAAACATCCGCAGGCTGATGCGTGAAGGCAAAAGCCGTTCACAGGCCGCAGCGATTGCATTCAAAGAAGCTGGAAAACGGCGTAAGCGTTAATCTTTTGTTGTACCTACCTGTTGGTTCAATGGCACTGCCCAGCAAGTACAAGTTCAAGGTCCAAGGCGCTGAGGCCAAGCCCAAGGCGACGGCCAAGAAAAAGTCCGCTAAAAAAGAAGCACCTTCGGAGGCCGACTGATGCCTAGACATTACGGGATGGGTAAGCCCAAGAAAAAGAAGAAGAAGGGCGGCAAGAAGAAGTAATGGCACGGAAGCAGCGTCGCGTTCCGAAGGACAAGGCCACCGGCCTGCCTAAGAAGTACCTGTCGGGTGCAAAGAACCGCGCTGCCAAGGCACGAGAGATCAAGCGAACCGCCGAGGCTTACAAGCGCGGCGAGTTCATCGACATCAAAGCCGTTTCAGCATCGAGGGCCAAACAAGGTGGCACCAAAAAGAAAACCACTAAGCGAAAGCGTAAAAAAGGCTCTTCGTAAAAAGGCTGAGGGCACCCGCTTCACCTACGGCCAGCTGGCCGCCGTGTACAGGCGCGGCCAGGGCGCATACCTTGGCAGCGGGTCTCGAAACGTCCCGATGGCTGCTTGGGCAATGGGCCGTGTCAACAGTTTTATCTCAGGCAAAGGCGGAGCGCGCAAGGCCGACGCTGATCTGTTGAAGAAGGGCAAGAAAAAGAAATGAAGCTCACCACCCGTCAAAAAAATGCTTTGAAACGGCACCAAGAGGCGCATGGGCACACCAAGGCGCACATGGACTTTATGAAGCGCAAGATGCGTGAGGGCATCAGCTTCACCAAGGCGCATCGTTTGGCTATGAGCAGGAAAGGCAAATGAGCATCAAACGCGGTGGCCATACGTTTCAAGGCTTTGATAAGCCCATCCGCACGCCGAACCATCCGAGCGGTAAGTCTCACGCTGTTGTCATTAAGGAGGGTGGCAAACCGAGGCTCATTAGGTTCGGAATGCAGGGTGCTGATACGAAACGTCCGCGCAAAGGTGAGAGTGCTGCGGATAAAGCTAAACGGGCTGCATTCAAGAAGCGCCACGCGAAAAACATCGCGAAGGGCAAAACGTCGGCGGCTTGGTGGGCGAATCGGGTGAAGTGGTCTTGAGCCAGTTACAGTGAGCGTGAAATTAACCTTACGGGTTATCAATGTCTGAAGAGCAGAATCTGGAGATTACGTCTCCCGCAGCTCCGAACAATCCCGAGCTGGATGCACTCAAGAACAGTATCCAAGCGTTGGAGAAAAAGAATTATGAGCTGATTGGCAAGCTCAAGGAAGCAAAAACAATTCCTGACGGTGTCGATGTTCAAGAGCTGCTTGAGTTCAAGCGCAACGTTGAGCAGAACAAACTTGAATCAGAAGGCAAGTACACCGAGGCGCGTCAGGCTCTTGAGCAGCAGTTCCGCGAGGCTGCTGAAGCCAAGGACAAGCGGATTGCTGAGCTTGAAGCACGAGTCCGCGAGCTTGAGCTAATTGCACCTGCGAACACAGCATTGGCCGATGTTGTGCATGATCCCAGCATCGTATTCAAAGCTGATCTGTTGAAGCCGGATCAAATCGAACGCGAGGCTGATGGCACTGTTGTTGTCGTCAATGGCTACGAGCGCAAGCCGATTGGTGAGTGGGCAAAGTCATTGCCGAGCTACATGCAAAAAGCACCCAAGCCACAAGGCAGCGGAGCACCGGCCGGGCGCAACATGGGCAGCGATGTTCCTCCTGGAAAAAATCCTTTTTCAAAGGAGAGCTACAACCTGACTGAGCAGTCCCGTCTTTATCGGACTGATCGAGACATGTACGAGAGGTTGAAAGCTGCGGCTAACCGTTAATATGCGGAATAAGGCAAAGCTACGCAGAGCCGATCGGGTTACGCCCACACCGTAAACATCATTTCAAGGAGGTTTTGTCATGGCGACTCTTCGCTCTGACATCATCATTCCTGAGGTATTTACGCCCTACGTCATTGAGCAAACAACTCAGCGTGATGCCTTTCTGGCTAGCGGTGTGGTGCAGCCGATGGCGGAGCTGAATGCTTCAGAGGACGGGGGAGACTTTGTGCAGGTCCCCTTCTACACCGCAAATCTTTCTGGTGACTTTGAGCGTCTGACTGACAGCTCTTCACTGACTCCCGGCAAGATCACTGCTGACAAGCAAGTGGCCGCTGTCCTCCATCGTGGAAGGGCGTTTGAGTCACGGGACCTCGCCGCACTGGCCGCTGGTTCTGACCCGATGGCTGCTATCGGCAACAAGATTGCTGATTACATCGCCAACCAACGTCAGAAGGATCTGCTGTCCTGCCTGGCTGGCATCTTTGGTGCTGTTGGTGATACCAGCTCTGCTTCTTTCGCAGCCTTGGCTGTCGATGGCGCGTCTGGCGACACCCCGACTCAACTGACTGCCCGTCAAGTTGTTGAAGGTCAGTCCCTGCTGGGCGACCAAGGGGAAAAGTTGGCTGCCATTTGTGTGCACCCAAAGGTCTTCTATGACCTTAAGGAGCGCAGGGCACTCGATTACATCTACGACAACAACGGCCAGCCTGACTCCAGCGCAGCTCAAGGTTCGTTGGCTAACGCTTTCGGTGACGTTTCCGTCCCCACCTTCATGGGGATGCGGGTCATCGTCAGCTCTGATCTGCAAACTGCTGGATCTGGTGCCACCACTGAATATGTTTCTTACATGTTCACCCAAGGTGCCATTGGCTCCGGCGAACAGCTTGGTTTACAGACAGAAACTGACCGCGATATTCTCGCGAAAAGTGATGCAATGTCTGTAGATTTGCATTATGTGTATCATCCGATCGGCTCATCTTTCTCGACTTCTGTTTCTAATCCCACCCGGGCACAGCTAGAAACTGTCGGAAACTGGACCAAGGTTTACGAGACCAACAACATTGGTATCGTTCGGATTACCACGACCAGCGCACTCGACT